TGATGTAGCACTTACAGTTATAGCAGTTGGAAATTCAGTTGGTGTACTACTTGTTATTACAGCAGAAGCACTACAACCAGACAATTGAAATCTATCAACAAAATATCCAGATGTAACACCAGATGTAGCGCCCCTTTGATTTATAGACATAGCACCGTTAATAATAAGATTCCTACGACCAAGGTTTATTGCCTTTGCAGAAGTTACTGCATTATCGGCAAGTTTTGCAGTTGTTACCGAACCGTCAGCAACATCAGAAGCAACCACAGCACCAGCAGGAATTTTTGCAGAGGTTACTGCATCAGCAGCAATCTTTGCAGTTGTAACAGCACTAGTTGCGAGTGCATTTGCGCCTATTGTATCAATTGCCATTGACTACTCCCTATCCCTTAGTGTAGTTGTACCCAAGCGCCACCAGCGTATGCTTCTATTTTACTTGTAGTACTATTGTATAATACCATTCCGTTTGCGGCAGATAGTGCGTTACGTTGAGTTGTTGTAACTGTGCTCAATGTCATTGCACCAGCAGTACCAGTGATTGCAATAGATGTTCCACTAATTGCTGTACCTGTAATTGCAGCAGGAGTGTTTGCACCAATGATTGCAGCATCAATAGCACCACCGTCAATGTCTGGGGTATTAATGTCTGGTGAAGTCAAAGTCTTGTTCGTAAGTGTATCTGTAGATGTTCTTGCAACAAGTGTATCTGCACCAGATGGAATTGTAACCGTACCACCATTAGTAATAGTAGCAATAGTTGGTGCAGTCAAAGTTTTGTTAGTAAGTGTATCAGCAGATACTAAACTTACTAATGTAGAACTTGCACCAGCAGGAAGTAACATTGTGTTCGTTACACCAGCACTATGTGGTTGTGCCATAATCTTTTGACCGTGAGAGTTTTGTTCACAGTTAAGAGTGATTGCACCAGAGTTTGAACCACCACCTTGAATTTCTACCACTTGGTTTGCAGCAGTAATTTCTAATTCACCAGTTGCGTTTTGAATACCTTCAGTAGTAAGTGTGGTGATTGTTGCTGAAGTTTGAGTTCCACCAACTACGCCAGTAATGTCTGGTGCGGCTAATGTAACCTTTGTTGCGTTGGCGCTGATACCAGATGATAGTGCAGAGCCTGTACCAAGTAGAGTATAAACTTCTACAAAGTTGTCATTAATCTTGTCTCCACCAGTTCTGAGGTCATCACCAGTACCGTCATTAGCGGAAGAACCAAGACCAAGTGCTTGATATGCCATTTTATTTTTCTCCTGTTAGAATCTTTCTTCTATTATTTATAAGGGTGTTTACCCCATGTCAAAAGTTTTGTTACTATTATCAAAGGTAAACCCAGATGAGCTAAATCTTTCTAATAGTGGTATATTAAATGAGTTATCAAACTTATTTATACCACTGTCAAATGATATATTTGTATCACTGAAGTCCACATTATAGTTTCCACCAATATCTCTTGGAACTGCATCTCCACCAGAACCATCAAACTTAGTAGATGAACTATCGAAGGTTATACCAGTATCACTCATTAATGTAGTGAATACTGTCTCATCGAATGTTTCAGTGGTTGTATCAAATCTGATAAAGTTATTATCAAATGCATTTACTCTTGCACCACCAGAGATATTAATTTCGCCAGGCGGTGGAACATTAATTCTTGTTGTGTATGCAGCTTGTGGAATTACCACATCGTTACCATCAAATGCAATAGTATTAGAATCAAATTGAGTAACACTACTATCAAATGTTTCTGCTGTCTCTAATGGAGTTGATACTTGATTAATTCTAAATTGACCGAATTGTTCAATGTTGAAATACGCTCTATCATTATTACCACTTCTTGCTTTTCTTCTAAAGTCTGGATAGTTTGGCAATTCCGAATCTGTCAACATTGGTTCAACTGCAAAGGCATACTTTGCAAGGTTCTCAAGAGTTGACCCTATACCAAAGTTCGCAGTTGCACGAATGACACCAACGTGGATTGTATTAATTCTTGAAAGAGTAAGGTCACGTTCAGTGTTTGAAAGAATTGCATTAGAACCAACTGAAGGTGTTGCACGAACTGAAGTTCCATCGTCCACTGTACCAAGTCTTCTACCGAAGATAGTAGTAAATGCAGTAGTAAGAAGTGATGCAAGTTCTGGAGTGAATGAACCTTCTGGTACACTAAGGTCACCAGCAGTAAACGCATTGACACCAGCAGTCACAGATGTGACAATTGAAACCTCACCAAAGACAGCCCAACCAGCAGGATGGACAGTTCTCTTGATTGCGTTTCTCCAAGTGTTAATTGATTCACCAACTCTCACCACATAAGAATAATCTTGGTAATAGTTGGAGTCTTGAATTCTCATAACATCAGATGAAACCTTACCACGTTCTGATAAAAACTCACCACTTGTTGTTGCAACAGTTCCAACAGTAGGAGTAATAGTTGCAGAGTCAACTTGTACAATAGTTGCACTTGCACCAGATGTGGCAATAGAATTTCCATTAGATAGGTTTGCAGTTGTATTAATTGATATCAATTGTCTTGTACTATCGAATGCAGTAACCGTACCAGAGTGAGATGTCAACGCATCTCCTATAGAAAATGTTCCAGAAATATCTTTAATAACAGCGTGTCTGAATGCACTAAAGGTTGGTGCTGAAGAATAATTAAATCCAAAGTTTGTTATCTCAACATCTTTAATAGAACCAACACCACTGTTTGAAACTGGTAAAACTTTACCACCAGTACCAGAACCAGTTGAAATGCTTGAAACAGTTGGAAGTTTTGTATAACCAAATCCCCCATTAATTAATCGAATGTCAGTGATAGAACCCTTCTCTGCACTTACACTCAAGTCAACAAATGTCTGGTCTTCAAGAACTATCTTAGTTCCATGATAAGTGTCGTTCATGAAAGATTGAGTTTCATCTTCTAGAACAATGTGGTCAGTTAATGCCATTCCATATGCAGCAACGTCACCTGTCTCTGGTGCTACTGCACCACCAACAACTTTAACTTCAGCAGAAATACCAACACCATCAGTTCCAGTATTGTTAAAGTTAATTGCATCACCAATTGCATAGTTTGAACCAGCATCATCAATCTCAATACTTGTTACTGAACCAGAACCAACTGTATTAATTTTTGCACTTGCAGTTTGAGAACCAGCAGATGCAATGTTGATTTGTTGTCCAGCAGTATAGTATTGTCCTTCATCTGTTGCAGAAACATCTGCGTCTACAATAACAGATAACATTGAAAGAGAAACGTCTTGGTCAGAAACATTTGAAATACCTTGAACAGTTTCCCCAGCAATGAATGTTCCTGTCTGTGTGTCTGTATCAATTTCAATTTCAACGATGTCAGTAAATGCTTCACGAATACCAATAGTTGATACAGGGATTGCAGTTGCACCAGAAGTAGCACCAGTAATTGTCTGACCAATTAATTCTTCTGAATTACCAGCAGTTTCGGTAACTCGCATAATACGTCTAGTTGTCCAAGTACCATCAGACGTTCTAAGCATCTGTTCGTTTGGATAAGAGATTGTTGCATCATCATTAAATAAAAGTCTAAAGAATAACTCATGGCCTTTGCGTGTACCTTTTGATACATACAGGTCACGAATGTTCTTTGTAAGTTTTCTTTTGTCAACACCAGCGGCAAGATTGTCAACCATACCATCCAAGAATGCATCTCTAAAATTATCAAGAAATTTAAAGATGGTTGAATCTACATTTGCCAACTCAAGAAGTTGTTGAATATTTTGTACAGGGTTTGCTTTATATGTTTGGATTGTTCCAGATGAATTAGAAACTGAACCGTTAACAGTCTCACCCAAGATGAATTGATTTTGAGATGAGATGAATAATCTTTTATTATCATCTACGTCATCAACAAGAACTGTTGCAGTTGCACCAGAAGTTAATCCAGTAATAGTTTCTCCGACAGTAAACTTTGCATCTGAATCTTCAAGAACAACATTGTCTTCATTTTCATCCAAGATAAAGTTGGTTGAAGTTGTTTCTTGAACAAGATAATTATTAACTTCACTAAATGTAACTTCAGCACTTTCAAGGAACTGATAGTACGTTCTAATGAACTGAGAAAATACTGGATGGTCTGACTGAATAAATTCAGGCAGTTGGGTTCTTATTAAAGGTGATAACTTATTTGTTAGCGTATTGTCATCATACGACATTATTAATACCCACTAGAAGTTGAAGCAGATGTAGATTCATATGATGTTGTGGTTGTATACCCCACACCAGCAGATGCACCACCACCAGCAATTGTATCCTCACTTGAAGCAACGGTTGTATTAGCAAAATCAATTTGAAGAATTTGATTTCTTACTGCAACAACATCAGTTGAATTTGGTGTAACAACAATTCTAACTTTAGATGAAGTTGAACCATCAACATTTGAAACAGATGTGATATTAAATGCAGTCAATACAATCTTACCAGTTCCATAGTCAATAGTACCAGCAGTTTCATCTTTGTATGTAATGGTTGTTCCGTCTGTATAGTAGAACATTCTAACTACACCATTACCATTATCATTAAGGAACATTTCATTTGCGTCACCAGAGATTGTAAATCCAGTAGACGAAAGAACTCCACCTTCTGTTGATGCATGACCACTATGCGGATTGTAGATTGCGTTATTAAATTCTAACTCATATTTTGTATTTTTATTTAATGTGGGCGTAAACGATTGACCAAGTTTAACAGTTGTGATGTTAGACAGAATAGATTCATCTGTATCATCAATCAACCCTGTAAGTTGTGAGTGCCTAAAGACACCATCAAACTTTTGTAGATTATTTGTGTCATAGTTTTGAAGAGTTGTTGTAACATTACTTACCAAAGTCTCAGCAGTCTTTGTTGTATTCTTTTTATTGTATTTGAATGTAACCCCAAGTCTAACAGAAGTTGTAATGGGGTCAACGATAACAGGTGTCACGGATGCGATAGTATATTCGTTCTTCAAGTCTTTTACTATTTGTTCTTTTGCAGAAGCAGTGATAGAACCAGATGTTGGAACGATTGAAATATATGAACGACCATAAACAGGAGTTGAGTTATCTTCTCCACCCCATACTTGTACTGATTTTGTATTTGCGTAAACCTTTGGAATAATTGTTTTGTAATCTTCTGGAGTGACCGCACGACCTTGGGCTGCGTAGTCAAGAGGAGCATTTAATTTGATAGACTGAATAGATTCTCTTTCTGCACCACCAGATGCAACGGACACTGTTGTTGTAGTAACATCAGTAACACCAGAGATTGCGGCGGTAGTTGAAAAATTCTTTGCACCATTAGATGCAGTCTTATTGGTTACAAGATATTCCATAACCACAACATTGTTATCAGACAATGCACGACCAACAATACCGTCACCAAAATAAATTTCAAATTGACCATCATCACACTCCTGTAAAAAATAAACATTTGATGTTGAACTTGCCTTGGTAATATCTGTCGCAAGAGTATATGTTGAAAAATTTGACACAGACGCATCAGAAAAAACTTGAACCCTTAAAGATGTTGTGTCTGCATTTTTATTTGTCAACTTAAATTTCTGGTCAACATTTTTTGTATCAACAACATATCTGTTCTTTACCATTGTGCCTTCATGAATAGGAACATTAGAAAAAGATATGACACCGTTAGCAACAGTGGTTTGATAATCTGACAATGTGCGGAATTGATATGATACGTCATCAACACTTGCAGTGAATACTGTATCTCTTGGAATGATTGCGGTTGTTAATGTTGACGGAAAATTATTTAATGTAACATTTACTGTTGCAGATGGAGCACGAACAGAGTTGGGTGTGTATCCTAAAGTCTTTGCATGAGAAACAACTGACGCACGAACAGATGCGGTATCAAGAAACATTTCGTTTGCAGCCATGTTGACATTCATTGCAAGGTAATGTGTGTTATACGCAAGTACATCTAACAATGCATTGATACCAGAACCTTCAAAGTCATAATCCGTAAACTCATTTTGGTTACGCATAAATGTTTTTAGATTTGATTTGATATCATCAAAGTCTAAGTCGGTTACATTTAATCTTTTATCTGTGGTTGCCATTATCGTATTCTCTCTAAGTTAAAACTCATATCTACAAGTTCAGATGGAGAATTTTCTACATAAAATTCTACAGTTACTTCATATACATTATTGTCAAAGTTTGGATTGACTGCAACCTCAGCAAGTCTAACCCTTGGCTCAAAGTTTGTGATTGTATCCTCAATCAACCTACGCAGTGTATTGGAAACAAAAGGTGTCATATTCTCAAATAGTATTGTTCTAATACCAGAACCAATTTCTGGATGAAAAGGTTTTTCATAGTGACTATACATTACAAGATTACGAACACTTCTTTTTACTGCTTCAACATCTGTTAATACTGATAAGGTTTTCTTGACAGGATGTTTTGTAAAATTAAGATTTAAATCTTTGTATACCTTTGCACTACGATTTGAATCGTTTGTTGCCTGTGAATCTCTGTATGCGGATTGTACTGCCATGTTTATCCCTTATCTCTCTTTGTATTATTTAGTCAGTTTTACCCACCAGCAAAAACATTTCCAGACCCAGCGGCAACAGATGTACAACCAGATATTCCATCACCAACACGACCACAACCTTTGCCGTTTACAAATACTGTACCAGAACCAGAAGCAATTGGAGCAGAATGTGGTGGACAAGGAGCGCCAGGCAAAAGATGAACAGTATTAACATCACCCTGTCTACTAATTCCTATACCGTTTGCAAAGACATTTCCAGAACCAACTGCTCTGGTCATACCGCTACAGTGTGCTACATCTGCATCACCTATTCTTGTTACTGCTGGCATTATTTCGTTTCCCTTTTTAAAAGTTCCTGTAGTTTATCGTTCCACTGTTCAATCTCATGATGTTGTTCATCCGTGTGTGGTTCTGGTGGTATCTCCACTTCAAACCTAATTACGTTCTCAAATGTTTCTGGTATGTCATCGTAGTTATCGAAGACTTGCACCTTACCATCTATGAGTATCGCAAACTGATGAGCCATTAGTTCAAGTCAATCCTTGACGCATCAATATCCACGTTACCAGAAACTGCTGTGGTTTGGTTTCCACTAAATGTTTCCGTAACATCTCCAGCGACTGTCTCTGTTTTAATTCCACCGTAGATGTGGGCGACTGCACCAACCACGTTTTCGTTTTCAAGACCAAGAATTGTTTTGGTTCTGAATCCTGTTAGTGTTGTCGAGTGTGTATTCAGAACAACATTAGTTCCAAATGATTCTGTTACATTACCCTTGACAACTTCATTCTTGTTTCCGTCAACTTGAATATCCCAATCACCTTTGATATATGTTTTGCAGTTGGAGTCGATTGTAAGATTGACATCACCTTTAATATTGCAGAAGTTATTACCAGCAACTATCTCATAGTTCTGTCCAACCACTCTGGTCACCTTGTTTCCGTCTGCATCAATCTCTGTGAATGTACCACTCTTATGTTTCTGATATATTCTTTCCGCATAGGGTGTGTCATCAATCTCTATGATATGCCCACTCTCTGTTTCATATGTACGATTGTATGGATATTCAGTGTTCCTTCTCTTGTAAGGAGCAACTCTATCTTCTTTTGTTTCTGGATTGCGACCTGTTGCATCGGCACCACGAATTGAATCATCCGTAGTCTTTGGTTCTTTCCATGTGGTTGCGGTAAGGTCAATATTAGTTGCTAGTTTGTCTGTCCATGTTGATGCAATATCTATAGTAAAGTCAGCATCACCTAGAATCTTTTTCTGGTTTGCGGTAGGCACATTTTCTGTTACCGCATTGTCTCGTTCTTGAATCTCTGGATGAATATTATTTGCATCATTCTTGGCAAGTCTAGACACATCACTGTCTTCAGTTCTTATTGGATACGGCCCATAGTCTGGTTTGTATGTATATAATTCTTCACTCTGAGTTGCACCTTCATTGCGTGGGTCATTAAATCCCTTGTCAACGGTTTGTGATTCAGATGGAACGCCAGGCAATGTTCCGATAACAACAGGTTCTTGTAATTGGTCTGGGTCACGAAAGAAACCGACAACCCAACTACCCTCAACGATGAAAGGCATACCTTCACCTAGTCCACCCATTGCACTAGTTGTTGTGGGCATCATAACCCATGACCATGGCAAGTCTGCTGTTGGTATCTTCTCTACATCATCTGTATGATAACCAACGCAACGTACACGAACACGACCAAGTTTATCTGGGTCATCTCTGTCTTCAACGACACCTGTAAACCAAATGAAACCATCTCTGCCTAAAAAATTCTGCATATTAAAACAATCCTTTATTAGATTATTTATACAGAAAGGGGGAACGAAATGTTCCCCCTTGATTGGCGCATCCGACAGGACTCGAACCTGTGACCTACGGTTTAGAAGACCGTTGCTCTAATCCTGCTGAGCTACGGATGCATTATTCTATTCAACTCTATCGTGGATTGGAACAGCACCGTAGAAACTGTGACCAAGAAAGAACTCAATCATCTCACTGAACCTTGAGTCAGATGTTGCGGCATAGTTACCACCCATCATTGTCTGTTTACCTTTTGCTTCTTCTGGAATAACTTTCACTGAAGAACCAAAACCAAAAGTTTGTTTCACCAACTCAGCGGCAGGGTAATCATCACTTGGGTCAAACGGGCCAGATACATTAGTTAGACAAAGACCTTTAATATCCCTTGAAGAGACACCACCGTTTGTACAATCACTACCAGACTTCTTATAAACATTCACTAGTAAACCCATTACATATTCTCCATACATTCGTTGTAGTATTCTTTCACAAAGTTCTCATCTACATGAGCAACGTCTGGGTCTTGTTTAACAAACCCAATCACCTGTTGAATGTTATCACACTCAGCATCTATAGCGGCATGGACACTTTCTTGCATATCCATAATCCAAGCATTTACTTTTCCCATATTATTTTCTCACTTTCTATTTCATTATAACTTGTTAACAGAACAAAGTCAAGTGTTTTTCTTAAAAAGAATAAACCCACCTGTTCCAATTAGTGCAAACCCAATAGTCAAAACCATAAGCATTTCTTCCCATGTGTTTGCATATTCCATACACTTCCCATCACAATCACCAGCACTGCCTGCAACTGCAAACAAACCCATGACAACTAAAAATCCACCTAGAACATTCATCATTACGCAGCCTCCACGATTTCGTAATCTTTATCCCACTTACCAACACTAATGCTTACATAGTAGGCAACATCAAAATAGTCACTCTGAATATCATTGTTGTTGTAGTATTCTTTACCACCAGCAAGACCAGGCGCTGTGTGGGCAATCTCAGAAACTTTACCTAAGATTTTTGCATTCTCTTCACCGTAGAAATTCTCTAGATGAAAATGATTAATCTGGTGATGACCATCAAGGTTGTCAGTCTTCATTTCATGAGTATACTTATCAAAGAATTCATACTCAGCGAACCTTGGGCCTTTCATAAAATTAATGTTGACACCTAACCAATTGTCACGAGTCACAGAAAACTTGTATTGGGGAAACTCTTTCTTCAAAGCAACCCTAACGTGTTTAACATCTTCAGCAGTTATATAAGCCATATTTTCTCTCTCTTTCTCATTATTACTAGTATAGTATAACTTGTTTTGATAACAAAGTCAAGTACTTTCTTCATCTTTTTTGAAGTTTTTTTCCTCAACAATATCAAGGACTTACCCCCACTGAAGTCCATTGTCAGCGAGGATAATGTCACGAACTCGTTCTCTATCAACCGAATCACCATCACCCCACTCAAGTGATTCGCTCTCACCGATTTGAGTGATGTAGGTTTGTACACCTTTGATAACCATTGAGTTAGTCATACCCTTGATAGGGTAGACACCATCTTTTTCATTATAGAATGAATCTACATAAGCAATAAAGTCACATAGAGTATCCACGATTGTTTTTGTATTAGTCATAAGTCACCTGTGCTGCATAATCAATTTCATCAAATATTTTTTCTAGTTCGGCAATTCGTTCTTTGCATTTCATTTTTGCGAAACCATTGCCTGGCGTCTTCTTTTTAATCTTCTCAATAGACTTCAACATATCAGTGAAGTAAACATATTCTTTTTGAATTTGTGTAATATAATCCATTATCCAATCTCCATCATACAATATTGTGGGGTAGTAAACTCATCATCAAACATACCAACTTCATCAAAACCATAAAGGGTATATCCGTCAAGTGGGTTACCACCTTTTTCATAAACAACCAAGTCACCAATGATTGTTCCCTCAAATGTAGTGATATCAATATCATTGACAATAGTATCACCACCAATTGCTTGTGCCATATCCATACTAAGCTCCTTCATAACCAAGTTTACGCATTGCATCCAGCGGAGTAGTTTCTTTTGCAAGAGTCATATACTCTTCAACAGTAGCATACTTACATAGAAACTTCATCCAAGTCTTGTAGGGTTTACGATACTTGAACCGAGCAACAAATGCTGGTTTCAATTTACCTTCCCAAGAAGGATGGGCATCTGGACATACATCCATCATCATCTGGGCACCATCAAAGTCACCCTTATACATGAGATACATACCATCCCAAGTAAACATTTCTTTATCAAATTTAGTCATAACAAACCTCTTTCTCTATTGTCTTTATAATGTACCATGTTATGAGAACAAAGTCAAGTAAAAAAACAAAGAGAATTATTCCTTATAAATCAAAGGGTTACGAGTCGGATTTTTGGATTTTTTCAAAGAGGAAAAGGATTTTCAGCGAATCGGACTAAGTGATTCGCAGTGGTGCCCCCAGCGAGACTTGAACTCGCACGACCATACAGTCTCAAGATTTTAAGTCTTGTGTGTCTACCTATTCCACCACAGGGGCAGTTCCACCACTAGGGAAGAGTTATCATACCATCCCACGAAGTAGTTAGTTCAACAACCTTCAAGAATATTCCGATTGCAATTATCTCAATCATTTGTTTCCTACCATTACTAGTATTGCAATGAAGAACATTGCGAATATAAAAACTGGGGTTGCATTAGAGATTTGTTTGTCACTCTTAGGTTCTTTCTTTAAGTAATAGTATCCCATGTAATCTCTATCCCAAGCATCTCTGCGTGTATCTATCTTCTTCATGTGAATAACTTTCCGATACCTAGAATAAGTAACACACCTAATATTGTATTAAGAACCGTGAGGGCTCTGTCATGCCATCGCAGACCAACAAACGTCCATCCGATTACTCCCAACAAACTGAACATCATATCATATAGATGTAGTTCAAGACTACGGCACATAACTGCGAGGATAATCAGAATAGTACTCACCCATTTAACATACCATGTAATATCGTGTAGAGGAGTTACCTTATCAAATTGTTTCTTTTGCATTCCTCTGACTTTCCAATACCTGTTCCAATCTCTTCCATTCTTTATCTTCATACTCATCCATAGGTTCTGTAGAGAAATTTGTATGTGCATATATCATCTTTTGTTTATATGGTTCAGAGGGAAGTTCAACAGAAGGCGCTTCAGTTTTAGGGGGGTGGGGTATTAAACCAGACCACTGTTCTAATTTCTTTCGTTTAATCTCTGAACGGTTCGCAATCTCTTGCCATGTAACGAAACCATTCTCAACTAATAGTTCTATCATACAGAATACATCACCGCATTCTTCTTTAAGAGATATCTCACTATCAGAGTTCTTGTACAGTTCCCATCTACGCATTGCCTTAGAGCAAGACTGAATAAGTTCACCACATTCTTCCATAGTGATAGTCAGAAGTTCTTGTTCTTTATCTAGTTTCTGCATTATGAAACCTGTACTGCTATGTATATACAAAGAAACAAAATGACTAGTTTGCCATAGTCCAAATCAGTCTTAGTTCCTTCACCAAACTTTTCTTGCATACCAGACATATGCTCCATTATTCTTCCCCACATATTATTTCTCCTTGGGTTTCTCTTTGATAGGTTTTTGTTTGAATACCTCAGCGAATGC